CTGGCAAGCGGGTCGCTTGATGATAGGAGATATGTTAACAGTATATGGAGAATCATTGATGAATTCAAGATGAAAGCATCTACAGATATATCCACAATTACAGAAAACAATGAACCAGAAATCAACGAATCCGTAGACGCGTATATTAAAGAACATTTTATCCCTTTCTTAAAGCGATGGTCATTTCTCAAAAAGAGAAACTTGGGTTTCAAATCCAAGACCAAAATGATCGTTTCATCAAAGAAAGGCCCAAATGGTCCGTCAACAGTCTCGAGTCACAAAGATCTGGGTACACTTTATAAGTATAATCCAGAACTCTTAGACAAGATTAAAAGAATGCTTACGATATTTGGCTCTCAGCTGAATCCGTATGAATTCCTAGATCACCGAGATGAACACGGATGCTCACCAGAAAGTACTAAGATAGCCTTTCTACCAGACAAAGCTTGTAAAACAAGAATTGTCGCTATGGCAGATTGGTATTCCCAGGTTTCATTATCGGCTATACATAACAATGTCATGCAGATTTTAAGATCTAATAGGAATGATCTAACACACGATCAGAACCTAATCCCAAAACGAATCCAGAAATGGACTAGTATGGGTTTACCTATGTATTCAAGTGATTGCTCTGCCTTTACAGACAGACTACCTAAAGCTCTTAATAAAGCATTAGTTAATCACTTATACGGTAACGAGGTTGCGGATCTTTGGATGAGCATATGTGCCAACAGAGAGTTTAAAGTTCAAGAGAGAACAGTACAATATGCTGTGGGTAACCCAATGGGTTTCCTAAGTTCTTGGCCAACAAGCACTCTAGTTCATCACATCATAGTCCTCATAGTGATGAAGCAGAAAGGGATCCGTAAAGGAACCCGGCTTCACCAAAATGATTATATGATTATAGGTGATGACATCATTATGACTAATAAAATAGTCTATGATGGGTACAAATTAACATTGAATGCACTTGGTATGCAAATCTCAAAGAAGAAATGTACAGAAAGTTCACAAGCCACGAGTGGCGAGTTTGCTAAACGTCTATTTCTCAGAGGGAAAGAGGTGACTGGTCTCCCAGTCTCCTTACTTAAATCATCTTCGAAAAGACCAGAGTTACTCTTAGAGTTACACCGGATCATGATCGAGAGAGGATATAAGCATACTAACGCAGCCTTTTATATCGACCTATATATTCATAAGTATCTTTTGAAAAGAGATGCTAAGAATATACTAATAGTCCTATCTGCCCCTAAAGAACTCAACGGCCAGCCAATTAATTGGTTAGGACGAGAGCTGGAAATTCCATTTATGTCTCTAGGGTCCCCTTCCGAGTTGTTCAACATGCACTACAAAAGTAGACTGTTTCACTTCTTGAAAAAGGTTAAGGATTTAGAAGACCATTCTAAGAATGGTAAGGTTGACTTCAAAGACAATGAGGGCACCAATATTCCGACTGTCCATCCACTTCGTACAATATTGCTCTTAAAGAGCGCTAAATATAGAGGGAGTGGGATGAATAGTACAGATTTATTTGATAAGTGGTTATTAGACGAAGATCGCGATTATGCTTTCTTACCGTCTATTAACGCCTACTTACGTCCATCGAAGGACGCAAGAGCCACTAAAGCCACATTTGACGAGGTTCGGTTAACCTACAGATTACTGCAGGACACGGAACTTTTGTCTAATATGGAAAGTGAACTTATCGTAAATAAAGTTCCAGACGCATCCATGTTTCAGAGATCATTCATTGAGAATTTACTCTTTTCAAAGAAGCTTTAGACATCTAGAGCCTATTGGTAGTGGACCCTGAAAGGGG